GACGCGTTCAAGCAATCGAATGACCAGCGCCTGAAGGAACTGGAAAAGCGGTCCGGCGACGCTCTCACCGAGGAAAAGGTGGACCGCATCAACGCCGCCCTGGAGGCGCAGAAGCAGAAGCTCGACGCGCTTGCCCTGGCGGCGGCGCGCCCGGCGCTGGGCGGCGAGCGCAAATCCTTCGATCCCCGCACCGCCGAGCGCAAGCAGGCGTTCGACCGCTATGTCCGCAAGGGCGAAGGCGAGGGCGCGCTTGAGATCAAGGCGATGAGCGAAGGCTCGAACGGTGATGGCGGCTATACCGTGCCGCTGGAGATCGAGCGCACCATCGACCGCGTTCTCGCCAAGGCCTCGCCGATCCGCGCCATCGCCACGGTGCGGCAGATCGGCAGCGGCACTTATCGCAAGCCGATCACCACGAGCGGCGCGGCCAGCGGCTGGGTCGGCGAGACCGGCGCGATCAGCCAGACCGACAGCCCGACTCTGGCGGCGCTGGATTTTCCGGCGATGGAGCTTTACGCGATGCCCGCCGCCACCCAGATGCTGCTGGACGATTCCCAGGTGGATATCGAACAATGGCTGGCCGACGAGGTGCAGATCGTGTTCGCCGAGCAGGAAGGCGCGGCCTTCGTGAATGGCGACGGTTCGGCCAAGCCCAAGGGCTTCCTGCACTACACCAATGTCGCCGATGCCAGTTGGAGCTGGGGCAATATCGGCTATATCGCGAGCGGTGCCGACGGCGCTTTTCTGGATGACGACAGCGCGCCGGCCGACAAGCTGCTCGATCTCGCCTATGCGCCCAAGCAGGCCTATCGCGCGGGTGGCCGCTGGGTGATGAACCGCAAAACCGAAAGCGCGGTCCGCAAATTCAAGGACACATCGGGCAATTACATCTGGCAGCCGGGCGCGGCGGCCGGCCAGCCCGCCACCATCTTCGGTTATCCCGTGACGGAAGTGGAGGACATGCCCGACATCGCCTCGAACAGCTACTCCATCGCGTTCGGCGATTTTGTCCGCGGTTATCTGGTGGTGGACCGGGTCGGCATCCGGGTGCTGCGCGATCCCTACAGCGCCAAGCCTTATGTGCTGTTCTACACCACCAAACGGGTCGGCGGCGGGGTGCAGAATTTCGAAGCGATCAAGCTGATGAAGTTTGGGGTTTCTTAAACGGCCCCTCCGCCCTTCGCTGGCTTAACCGCGCTTCGCGCTGGCCAGCTACGGGCACCTCCCCTTCCTGTGTGCTTCGCACACGAAGGGGAGGCGGGCCCGTTTTCCTTTGCAGAAGTTCGCGGTGCTTTGGCACCCGCGACAGGCGGCCTTATGGCCGCATCCCGGCTCCCGCAGCGCCCTCCCCTCCGCTGCGGGAGCTTTTCTTTTTCGAGGCAGATCATGCCCCTTGAACTCATCGCCGCCCCGGCGGCCGAACCGGTGACCCTGGACCAGGCCAAGGCCTGGCTGCGCGTCGAAAGCGGCAATGACGAGGATGGGCTGATATCCGCCCTCATTCCCGCCGCGCGGGCGCGGGCGGAATGGCATACCGGCCGCGCCTTTGTCAGCCAGCGCTGGACGCTGTGGCTGGACCGAAGCGATGGGCGGATCGAACTGCCATTGCCGCCGCTGCAAAGCGTCGAGTCGGTGACGCTTTATGCGCCCGATGGCGCGGCCAGCCTGTTGGACCCCGACGCCTATGCCGTGGCGGGCCAGCATCTATTGCTGGGCACGGCGCCGGCGGGCTTGCGCGCGGCAAATGGAATCGCGGTGGCGTTCACCGCCGGCTATGGCGCGGCAAGCGATGTGCCGCCCGCCATCGGCCAGGCGATCCTCGCGCTGGTGGCGTCGCTTTATGAACATCGCGGCGGCGATGGCGCGCCGATGCCCGACAACGCCCTGGCGCTGCTCGCGCCCTACCGGACCATCAAGCTTTAGGAGATTTCGCATGACAGCCCAGCGCGGCAAGGATCTGCTCGTCAAGATCGGCGATGGGGCCGATCCGGAAAATTTCACCACGGTGGCGGGCCTGCGCGCCACCACGCTTGCCTTCAATAGCCAGACCGTCGATGTCACCAATGCCGATTCCGCCGACATGTGGCGCGAATTGCTGGCCGGCGGGGTCAAGTCGGCAAGCTTTTCCGGTTCCGGCGTCTTCAAGGACGCGGCCAGCGACGCGGCCCTGCGCGCAGCCTTCTTCGACGGCGCCACCGGCAATTTCCAGATCGTCATCCCCAGCTTCGGCACGGTGACGGGGCCGTTCCGCATCACCCAGCTTCAGTATGACGGCCCCTATAACAGCGAGATGAAAGTCTCCCTGTCCCTGGCCTCGGCGGGCGTTCTCAATTTCGCGGGGGCGTGAGGTGCGAGGCGGCATCAACAAGGCGCGCGGCGAAGCGGAGCTGGAAGCGGGCGGGCGTCGCTATCGCCTACTTCTCACCTTGGGGGCCCTGGCGGAGATCGAGGATGGGCTGGGGCTCGGCGACCTGACCGAAGTGGGCGTTCGCCTGGCTCATACGCGGGCGGCAGACCTTGCCATCGTGGCGGCGGCGCTGCTGCGCGGCGGCGGCCATGACATGTGCCCGGCGGACGTGTTGCACCTGGACTGCGATCTTGGCGCGCTGATGGCCGCCGTCACCGCGGCGTTCGAAAATGCCGGCCTTCCGCCCCGGGCCGAGGGAGGGGCAGAAGACGCGCGCCCTTTTCCTGGCGGCGCTGGCTCGCCCTCGGGTTAGGCACGCTGGGGCTTTCGCCCGCCGCCTTCTGGGCGATGTCGCTGGCCGAATGGCAGGCCGCGGTCGAAGGCCGCTTCGGCGCCGCGCGCGCCCCCCTGGCGCGCGCCGATCTCGACCAACTGATGCAACTTTATCCGGACAAGGCTCATGCCCGATCCCAATGACAGTCTCTCCGCCGCCGCCAATGCGCTGGCGGATTTCGCGAGCGGTCCGGTCGCCGGCGCCGCCAATGCGATCGATCAGGCGGTGACCCGCAGCTTCAACAGCGTCGCCGCCACCATCGCGCGCGCCACCGCCTCGGGGCGCGATTCCATGGCGCGGCTGACCGCCGCCATTCTGGCCGATTTCGACCGCATCGCCGCCACCCAGTTCATCGCCAAGCCGCTGGAGACTCTGGTGGGCTCGCTGGCCGGTTCGCTTTTGCCGGTGGCGGGGGCGCGCGCGGCGGGCGGACCGGTGGCGGCCGGGATGCGCTATCTGGTCGGCGAAAACGGGCCCGAATTGTTCACCCCGGCCGGCAGCGGCGAGATCACGCCGGGCGCCGCGATTGCCCCGGCAAGCCGGGCGCCGGTGGTGGTCAATATCCAGACCCAGGACGCGCCCAGCTTTCTCAAATCCCGCAGCCAGGTGGCGGCGCTGCTGGCCCGCGCCATCGCCCAGGGCCAGAAGAATCTCTGACAACCTTCCGAAGAATCCATGGGGCGAACAGCAATGAATTTCCATGAGGCGCGTTTTCCGCTGGCCATCGCGTTCCATTCGACCGGCGGTCCCCGGCGCAAGACCGAGATCGTCACGCTGGGTTCGGGCCATGAGGAGCGCAATGCCGTATGGGCGGATTCCCGCCGCGCCTTCGATGTCGGCTCGGGCGTGCGAAGCCTGGACGATCTTTCGGCGGTGATCGCTTTTTTCGAGGCGCGCATGGGCCGGCTCTATGGCTTCCGCTTCAAGGATTTCAGCGACTGGAAAAGCTGCGCGCCGGCGGCGGAGATCGCGGCAACAGACCAGACGCTCGGCATCGGCGACGGCGTCGCCACCCAGTTCGCCCTGACCAAGACCTATGTCTCGGGCGCGGGACGCTGGACGCGCGCCATTGCCAAGCCGGTCGATGGCAGTGTGCGGGTGGCGGCGGACGGCGTTGAGCTGACCGGCGGCTTTTCCTGCGACAGCACGACAGGGCTTGTCAGCTTCACCACACCGCCGGCCGATGGCGCGGTGTTGACGGCGGGCTTTCAGTTCGACTGCGCCGTGCGCTTCGATACCGACGCCCTTTCCGTCAACCTTTCCAGTTTTGCGGCGGGTGAAATCCCCTCCATTCCGCTGGTGGAGATTTTGCTGTGAAAATTCTGCCGGACGGCATGCAGGGTCATTTGGACAGCGGCGCCACCACCCTGTGCTGGTGCTGGAAGCTGACACGCCGCGACGGCGCGGTGCAGGGCTTCACCGACCATGACCGGGCGCTTGTGTTTGACGGCGTCACTTACAGCGCCGTGTCGGGATTCACCGCCAGCGAGGTGCAATCCTCGCTGGGGCTTGCGGTCGATAATCTGACCCTGGCGGGCGCGCTGTCGTCCGCCACCCTCAACGAGAATGATCTGGCGGCGGGGCGTTACGACAATGCCGCGATCGAGATCTGGCGGGTCAATTGGGCCGATGCCGGCCAGCGGCTTCTGATGCGCAAGGGCGTGTTGGGGGACGTCACCCGCAGCGGCAACGCCTTCCAGGCCGAGATACGCGGCCTCGCCCAGGCCTTGAACCAGCCGGTGGGACGCAGCTTCGGTCATCTGTGCGACGCCGATCTGGGCGATGCGCGCTGCGGCCTCAGCCTCAGCGCCGTGGCCGGGACGATCGCCACCGCCTATGACGCGCGCCGCTTCACCGTCGGCGGCCTCACCGCGCCCTCCGGCGATTTCACCGGCGGCAAGCTGACCTTCACCAGCGGCGCGAATGCCGGCCTGGCGATGGAGGTCAAGCGCCATGCGGTGTCGGGCGGGCTTGGCTCCATCGAATTGTGGCAGGCGATGGCGGGACCCGTGGCGGCCGGCGATGGCTTCACCGTGACGCGCGGCTGCGACAAGCAATTTTCCACCTGCCGCGACCGGTTCGCCAATGCGGTGAACTTCCGCGGCTTTCCCTACATGCCGGGCAATGACGCGGTGATGGCGCTGCCCGGGACCGGCCAACCTCTGGATGGGGGAAGCCGCTATGGCAACTGAGATTGCGCCCGAGACGCCGATGGGGGAGGCGCTGGTGCGGGCGGCGCGTGGCTGGATCGGCACGCCCTACCAGCATCAGGCAAGCCTCAAAGGCGTGGGCTGCGATTGTCTCGGCCTGCTGCGCGGGGTGTGGCGCGAGCTGCGGGGGGCGGAGCCGGAAACCGTGCCGCCCTATGCGCCCGATTGGGCGGGAGATGGGACGGAGACGATGCGCGAGGCTTTCGCGCGGCATTTGCGGGCGGTGGCGCCAGCCGATCTCGCGCAAGGCGACGTGGCGCTGTTCCGCATGGCGGCGCGCGGGCCGGCGCGCCATTGCGGCATTGTCGCGGCGCGGGCCGGAAAGCTCACGCTGATTCACGCGCGCCAGAACAAGCAGGTGAGCGAGGAATTATTGTCCCGTTTCTGGCGGGCGCGGCTTGCCGGCCTGTTCCGGCTTTAACGGAAAATCGCATCATGGCATCGCTTCTTCTGGGTGTGGCGGGCTCGGCGCTCGGCGGCGCGCTGTTGCCGGGCGGGCTTTCGCTGCTGGGCGGCGCGGCGCTGTCGGGCGCGCAGATCGGCGGCGCGCTCGGGGTGCTGGCGGGCAGCAAAATCGACGCGGCACTTTCGCCCGGCCGCAGGCTCGCGCGCAGCGGCCCGCGTCTTTCCGACATCAATATCCAGGCTTCGACCGAGGGCGCGGCGATCCCGCGCCTGTTCGGACGGGTGCGCCTGGCCGGGCAGGTGATCTGGGCGAGCCGGTTCCGCGAGACGGCTTCCACCACCAAGACCCAAAGCGGCGGCAAGGGCGCGCCCTCGGTCGCGGTGAGCCAGACCGATTACAGCTATTCGATTTCCTTCGCTGTCGGCCTCGGCGAGGGCCGGGCGACGCGGCTGGGCCGGGTATGGGCCAACGGAGTCCTGCTCGATCTGTCGCAATATACCGTGCGCTTTCACGACGGCGCCGAGGATCAGGGGCCTGATCCGCTGATCGCCGATACCGAAGGGGCTGGCGGCACGCCCGCCTATCGCGGGCTCTGCTATGTGGTGTTCGAGGACATGCCGCTGGCCGCCTTCGGCAATCGCATTCCCCAGCTTCAGTTCGAGATTTTCCGCAGCATCGGCCAGGACAAGCCCGGCAATCTGGAAAGCCGCCTCACCGGCGTGGCGCTGATCCCCGGCGCGGGCGAATTCGTCTATGCCACCGATCCGGTGTTCAGCGACGATGGTAATGGCGGGGGGACGGCGCAGAATGTGCATGGCGCGGGCGGCCTTGCCGATGTCAGCGCCTCGCTGGATGATTTGCAGGCGCTGGCGCCCAATATGGGCGCGGTGTCGCTGGTGGTGGGCTGGTTCGGCAGCGATCTGCGGGCGGGCGAGATCGAAGTGCGGCCGGGGGTCGAATCGGGCGACAAGCAGACCTATCCCGAAAGCTGGCAGGTGAGCGGCATCGCGCGCGCCGATGCCTATGTCGTCAGCCAGAAGGATGGCCGCCCCGCTTATGGCGGCACGCCTTCGGACGCCAGCGTGGTCGCCATCATCGCGGCGTTGAAGGCGCGCGGCTTGAAGATCACTTTTTATCCGTTCCTGTTCATGGATGTGGAATCCGGCAATGGGTTGAGCGATCCCTATACCGGCGATGTCGGCCAGCCCGCCTATCCCTGGCGCGGCCGCATCACCTGCGATCCCGCGCCGGGCGCCGCCGGTTCGCCCGACCAGAGCGCTGTGGCGGGAGAACAGGTCGCGGCCTTCTTCGGCGATGCGGCGGCGGCGGATTTCGCGGTGAGCGGAACAGCCGTCGCCTGGACCGGCGGCAATGATTGGGGCTGGCGGCGGATGATCCTGCATTATGCGCATCTGTGCGCCGCCGCCGGCGGGGTGGATGCGTTCCTGATCGGCTCCGAACTGCGCGGGCTGACGCGGGTGCGCGATGGCGCGGCCTCCTATCCGGCGGTGGCGGCGCTGAAAAGGCTGGCCGCCGATGTGCGCGCCATCCTGGGAGCGGATACCAAGATCGGTTATGGCGCCGACTGGTCGGAATATAATAATCACCAGACCGGCGGCGGCGGGGTGCTGTTCAACCTCGATCCCCTATGGGCCGACGCCAATATCGATTTCATCGGCATCGACAATTACATGCCGTTGGCGGATTGGCGCGACGGCGGCAGCCATCTCGACCGGCAGGTGGCCGCTTCGATCTATGACACCGCCTATCTGAAAGCCAATATCGGCGGCGGCGAGGATTATGACTGGTATTATGCCTCGGACGCCGACCGCGACAGCCAGACCCGCACCCCGATCGCCGATTCCCTCGGCAAGCCCTGGATCTGGCGCGCCAAGGATCTGTGGAACTGGTGGAGCAATCTCCATCATGACCGTCCCGACGGCAGCGAGAGCGCCAGCCCCACCGCCTGGGTGCCGCAGTCCAAGCCGATCTGGTTCACCGAGCTCGGCTGCCCCGCCATCGACAAGGGCGCCAACCAGCCCAATCTGTTCGTCGATCCCAAATCGAGCGAGAGCGCGCTGCCCTATTACTCCAGTGGGGCGCGCGACGACCTGATGCAGCGCCGCTTCCTGGAGGCGCATTTCGCCTTCTGGGCCGACAGCGCCAACAATCCGGTCTCGTCCGTCTATGGCGGGCCGATGCTGGACCTTTCCAATCTTTATGTCTGGTGCTGGGACGCGCGGCCCTTCCCGGAATTTCCGACGCTGGCCGATGTCTGGGGCGACGCCGGCAATTACAGCTTCGGCCATTGGCTGAATGGGCGGCTGGGGGCGGTGGCGCTGGCCGATCTGGTGGAGGCGCTGTGCGCCGATGCGGATTTTTCCGGGGCCGATGTCGGGGGACTGGATGGGCTGGTCACAGGCTATGCCGTCACGGCTGCGATGAGCCCGCGCGAGGCAATCGCGCCCTTGGCAACCGCCTATTTCTTCGATGCGGCCGAGAGCCAGGGCGTCATACGCTTCGCCATGCGCGGGCGCGGCGCGGCGCTGGATTGCGCTGTCGGCGATCTGGTGCCGGAGAGTCCGGAGGACGCGCTCGGCTATGTCTTCGCCCGCGCCGAGGAAGGCGATCTGCCGCTGGTATCGCGCATTGGCTATATCGACGGCGACGCCGATTATCGCCAGGCCAGCGCCGAGGCGCGGCGGCTGGTGGGCGCCTCCAACCGCGTGGCGGAATCCCGCCTGCCGCTGGTGATGGACCAGGCCCAGGCGCAAGCCATCGGCGCGCGGCTGCTGCAGGATGCCTGGGTGATGCGCGAAAGCGCGCGCTTTGGCCTGCCGCCATCGCGGCTGGCGCTCGATCCCGCCGACGAGCTGGTGTTGACGGCGGGGGGCCGGGCGCGGCGCTTCCGCGTGACCGCCATCGAGGACGGCGCGGCGCGGGCGATCGAGGCGGTCGCCACCGATCCGTCGATCTATGAAGCCTTATCCGCGCCCGCCCCTCTGCCGTCACAGACCCAAAGCGTGATCCAGCCGGGCCGGGTGCTGCTGACGTTCGTTGACCTTCCCTGGCTGAAGGACGGGCAGAACAGCGCCGCGCCCCTGGTCGGCGCCTATGCCGACCCCTGGCCGGGCGCCGTCGCGCTGATGCGCAGCGCCAGCAGCGGCAATTACGCGCTCGATGCCATGCTGACCCAGCCGATGAGCTTCGGCGTCACGACCGCGGATTTCTGGTCCGGGCCACCCTGGCACTGGGATGGCGTCAACCGCCTCAAGGTGAAGCTGGTTCACGGCGCGCTCGCCTCCGCGAGTGACCGCGAGGTCTATGGCGGCGCCAACGCCATCGCGGTCGAGAATGCGGATGGCGGCTGGGAGATCGTGCAATTCGCAAACGCCGAATTGATCGGGCCCGGCGAGTACAGCCTGACCCGGCTGTTGCGCGGCCGCCGCGGCAGCGAGGTGCAGATGCGCGCGCCCGTGGCGGCCGGGGCGCGGGTGGTGGTGTTGAATGCGGCGCTGGGGCAGGGACGCTTGACCGTGCCTGAGGCGCGCCTCAGCTGGAATTATCGCTGGGGCCCGGCCTCGCGGCCGATCGACGATCTGTCATGGCAGAGCACGACGCTGAGATTCGAGGCGGCCGGTCTTATTCCCCTGGCGCCCGCGCATGTGCGTTTCGTATGGCAGGAATCGGGCGATCTCATCATCAGCTGGCGGCGGCGCGACCGCGCGCCATCGGCCTCGAGCCTGACCCAGGCACGGATCCCGATGAGCGAAGCATCCGAAGCCTATGATCTGGAGATATGCGACGGCGCGGGCAGCGTGGTTCGCAGCTTCACCGCCATCCCGGGGCATTCCCAGCTTTACAGCGCGGCCGAGCAGGCGGCGGATTTTCCCGGCGGCTTGCCCGATCCGCTGACGGTTCAGGTTTACCAGCTTTCCGCCGTGGTCGGCCGGGGACGGAAAAAGAAGGAGGATTTGTATGTCCATTGACCAAACCGCGCGGCTGAAGCTGGGCGTGCTGGCGGACAGCCAGGAAATGACGCCGCCCGAACTGAACGGCGCCTTGCAGCTTCTGGACACGTTGGTCGATTGCTATCTGCTGGCGCAATATGTCGATACGCCGCCAGGTTCGCCTTCCGATGGAGACGCCTATCTCATCGGCGGGGCGCCGACCGGCGGATGGACGGGCTATCCCTACAAGATCGCCTATTGCGTCGATGGCGGCTGGCGGTTTGCCGAGCCGTTCAACGGACTTCGGGCATTCGTCGCGGCGACTGGCGCTTTCATCGTCTATCAGGATGGCGCCTGGGCCGACTGGAACGGGCTGATCAGCGCCCACGAAGTCTCCGTGGCTTCGGCCGCGATGTGCGACCTCGGGGCGGCGGGATCGCTGTTCGTCTGTGTCACCGGCACCGCCGCCATCAGCAGCTTCGGCACGGCCGGCAACCGGCTGCGCTTTGTGCGCTTCGCTGACAGCTTGACCGTGAGCCACGACGCCGCCAGCCTTATCCTGCCGGGCGCCGCCGATATGGTGACGGCCCCCGGCGATACGGCGATCTTCGCCTCCGACTCCAGCGGCAACTGGCGCTGCGCCGCCTATCAGCGGGCGCATGGCGGCGCCGCGCTGGCCACGAACGTCACCGGCAGCGGCAGCGACGTGCTGTCGGCGGCGCCTGTCCTGACGGGGCAAGTGTGCGTCAGGCGCGACGCCGGCTATAACGTGTCCAATGCGGGCGCCCTTTATGTTCAAAACGCCACGACGCCCGGAAAGGCGGTTAGCATCGGTTACGATGCGTCGGCCAATTTTGGCTATATCCAATCCCGCTATGAGGGAACGGCGGCGCAAGTTCTGGCGCTCAATCCCGATGGCGGGCTGGTCACGATACAGAGCAGTAGTCTTACTGTTGGTCAGCCCGCCTCTGCCGGGCGAATTACCGCCGCCTCCGACCACCAGACCTTGGACAACTTCGCCGCCGTCGATACCCATTCGGGTGGTGGTGGCGTTTTCTATTTCGGTGCCGGAACCGGGTATCCCGGCGGATTCGGCTTTTACAACGCGACCCAAGGCGTTTTCCCGGGCGGATGGGACAGCGACTCCAACTTTCTCCTCGGCTATGTGTCGTCGAACGGCGCGTACAAGCTGCAAGTTAACGGTCAGATATTCGCCACAAGCTCGACCATTGCCACGTCGCACGGGCCTTACAAGGACAACCAGGCCGAATTGACCGGCGCGCTCGATCTGGTGTGCGCGCTGACGCCCAAGACGTTCACCTGGAAGACCGGTGCCGGCGAGGTGAAGGGCAGCGACGGCAAGGTGCTGCGCGAGGCGCACAATTTTCCCACCGGAACGCAGGTCGGATTTATCGCGCAGGAGGTAAAGGCCGCGCTGGGCGACAGCCCCTTCCTCGGGTCGATTGTCAAAACCAATGTTCGGGCCGCCCCCAAAGACAAGGACGGCAACATTGTCGGCGAGGATGAGGAATTTCTTGGTATCGCGGAGGGCAATCTCATCGCGCTGCTGGTGGGGGCTGTGAAGGAACTGGCGGCGCGGGTTGCAGCCCTGGAGGCGGCATGACGCTGGTGGAGGAATGGCGCCGCGCCTGGCGCTGGTTTTCGATGCAGGCGATGGTCATGGCCGCCGCCGTGCAGGCGGCGTGGGAAGGCCTTCCTCCCGATATGCGCGCGGCCGTTCCCGCGGGCCTTGTGACAGGCGTGACGCTGGCGCTGCTGCTGCTGGGGATCGGCGGGCGGCTGGTGCGGCAGTGCAAAGGTTAGGGTGATGACCTCTTTGTTGTCGTGGGCCGCCGGGCGCGTCGCCGGGGCGGCGGGGTGGATGATTGCGCTGGCGCTGGCGGGCGCCTCGCTGTGGCAGACCGTGCGGATCGAAGGATTGCCACTGATTGGGGGCGGCTTGAAGGCCGAGATCGCGGTGCTGCGAGATGAAGCGAACGCGCAAGCGCTGGCGATGGCGAAGGCCGAAGCCGCCGCGCTGCGGGCGCGCGAGGCGCTGCGCGTCCGGGGGGACGCAGAGGCCCGCGCCCAGCTGGCCAGCGCCGCCGCCACCCGGAGCCAGATCCGAACCCTGATCGAGAAGGTGCCTGTTTATGTCAGTGCGAAAAAGGATGCTGCCTGTGTTGTGCCTGTCGGTGCTGTGCGGCTGCTCGACGCCGCCGCCAGCGGTATCTCCCTCGATGCCGCCAGGGCCGCCATCGCCCCCGGCCAGCCTGATGACGCCGCCTCGGATGTTGCGCTGTCTGAGATTGCCCGCCTGTTCGCGGCCGATCTCGGCATCGCCCGCGAAAATGCCGACCAGTTGAGCCATCTGCAGAAAGCCGTGGCGGGGAATTAGATGCGTGCTTCGTATTTCATGATTTGAAAGCTCCCTCCGAAGCAAGAAGCCCGCGCCTTGCGGCGCGGGCCCACTTGACGCGCTCCGGTCCTATGGGGAGGGGCATACCACGGACCTTCGGCCCCAAGATTTGCTTGACCTTCGGAGTCGCCAAGAGGAGCGTTCCAAGGCCAGGAACCGGACACTGCCACTTGACTGGCACTTGACTCATCCGATCCATGACCCGAGCTTAGAGGGCCGATCCTGAACCGGTTCTGGACCGGCCGTTCATTGCGGGTTCATCCGTCCGGGATTAAAAATCGCCGATGCGCCCGGGTTTTTTCCTCGCAATCGCCATCTTGCTGGCGACCGCCTTGCCGGCGGCGGCGCAGCGGCGCGAGCCCGATGGCGTGCAGCCGCTCGACCGGCTGCTGCCGGAAATCCGGCGCACCCATCCCGGCGAGTTTTACGATGCCGATGGCCCCAGGCCCGGTCCCGGCGGCTCGCAGCATTATCGCCTCAAATGGATGACCCCCGACGGGCGGGTCGTCTGGTACGACACAGACGCCCGCACCGGGCGCGTGCTGGGCACCGCGCCGGGCCGTGCCGATTTCGGCGACAGGCAGCGCTTCCGCCGGGGCGACGACGACAGTTTCCGTGGGCGGCCGCAAGGCTACGAATCGCGCCGCGGCTATGATAAGCCCTTTGACAGATCGTTCAGCGGCCGCGGGGAGGGTCATGGCTTTGGCGGCCGGGGCGGACGGCGGTTCGAAGGCGGTGGCCGCAACGGTCATCACAGACGCTGA